CTGAGTACATATTGACAGTGAGTCCGTTAGTTCCCTCTGCCACAAGATAAAGGTAGAGGTACTTTGGCACCTTCTTCTTATATGGTGTTCCCATATCAAACCAGCGTGAGCGATAAACAGAAGTAGGAGCAGCCTTCTCTTGAGTGACGTACTGCTGTCCATCGAATACGATTGTATAGCCATTGATTCTCCGATTGGTTATAACGAATAGTCCAGCTTCATATACTTCTTTGATAGAGCTACTTAGTCTACCAGAATTGTGTGCGAAGATTAGATTGCCTTTAGTATCACTAACAATCCTTCCAACAGGAAAGTCTCTTGTACTCCACCCAAGCTTGTCCGTGTGCAACACGATTCCCAACGAGGGGTCGTCAGAACCATCGGCTGGGAAGTAACAATGAAACTCTCTCCACATATCTGAGTATGCACTAGTAGCCTTGAACATAGAATCGAGATTAAGGCGTCCCAGGGTCTCCACAATCGTTCCTGATATCTTCTCCAGGCTAAGGGTCGCACCACCGTCAGAACCTCCCCTGATGGCCCATACGCCGTTGTTTGCTAGGAAGGCTACACCCACGCCAGGTACGTTAGCGACAGAATGAGTAGCTACGGTTCCTATGTCCTGGGTGAAGGGTTGTAGGTAGAATCCTTGAACCGGGTCGCCCTTAATTATATCAATAGCTCTTTCCCTGAATACAAGAATCTGGTTGTAGTAAGTGAACATACCAGTTACATCACCACCCTCACGATTGCCAACAGACACATAGGCCAGGGCCTTGAACGTATCCAGCTGAGCCGGCGTAGAGTGATAGATTAAGCCTGGGTTAGCTTGTCCACCGTCAAGGAATAGACAGCCCTTGAACCAGGCACCGAATCTACATCCATTAGCAGGGAAGATAACAGAGTCAGCCTCAGTGGGAGCTAGGTTACCGAGAGCAGCGTCTGGTGTAGAGTCGATGTAGATAGTGTCTATGTTATTATTTAGCCGGGCGACGTAATAATAAAGCTCATCAGGCTCACCATAGATACTTCCTGCTCCAGTCTCTAGATTCTTGGTACGGTAAAACTCTCTAGCTATGACTCCTGATGGTCCGATGGGTACGTTATCTAGGATTACTGAATGTCTGGCATTGCCGTATGTAGCATCAGTAGAGGTGGCCCAAGCAACAAGCTCAGATGGAGTGCTGATAGGAGACTTACTACCGTTCTCATAGACCCACAGGACTTTCCACTTGTATAAGTTCGGGGCATTGTCTTCATTCAAACCCAGACCGAATCTACGAGCCAAGAAGTCCGCAGTATTAGCTACACCCAAGAACTCGGTATCTTCAGTCTGAGCATGCACAGTGTCCACACCTATAGGGCGGGGAGGAGAAGGTATCTCTGTCCAGCCTAGTTGTGTAAGGCGAACGCCATCAAATTTAACTGGCTTATCATGACCATTCATCACCACAAGATATCTATCAGTAGGAACATAAGAAGTACTTAACTCATTGGGAGCCGGTATAGCACGGTCACTCTGAAGAGTATAAGCATTAGCAGGGTTACCTAACGTGTATCTTAGTTTACAGGTTGTGGCACCTACGTCTTGGTCTTCAAAAAGAGTATATTGCGCGGCACCGTTATGAGTTGTCCAGATGTAAAGAGAGTGAATCTTGGTGATGTTATCCCAAGGTCCGTACTTGACCACGCCAGGGAAGTACTTCTCATAACCTATTTCTGAGCTTGCACCAAGGTTATTCTGGCTGACAGTATAGTTTAAGCAGACCTGGGCTGAGCCCGGAGCTGGGGGAATTCGCTCATCGAGAAGAGTAAGGAGAGAGTCTTTTATGCTCAAGGTAGGGTTCATGTCAGATTGCTCCAGGTGTATGGTTGTCGGGAGTCTGTTCACCCCAAGAGTGACAGACTCCCTCCCCTGCCTTTGGCAGGCTAGCTGGGTAAGGGTTAGAAGTGAGTTACCCTGATTGTTCTATTGGTCCTGCGGCCACTGCTCCAGTCGCCTCGGACAGGATACCAGGTCTCTTGCGACAGGAACCTATTTTTTATCTTCAGTAACTCCATACCAGCTTTTCTTGATGCAAGCTCGATACGGTTAACCTGCATACCATGTTTGATGCCATAGACTTCGGCAGCTTGTAGGTAAAGATAGGCATGACAGACTATAGGGAGAGTAGGGATATCTGTGTCTTCAATGAGTCTGATAGGTCGGTAGAGGTATCGGATAGTAATATGGGCGTTTTCATCAGGACGAGGATAGAGCCGTATACGCTGGTACTCACCACCATGCTCAGGCATCCGCTCATTGGTAGTCAGGTATGAGACTGTGAGACTAGCAGCAGTAGAAGTAGTAGTTGTTGCTTCTGCAACCTCCCCAGCTCCGCTCTTGAAGAAGCTACGACCCTGAGGGCCTTTGATGTAGAACCTCTTTAGGATACCTGAGTTGGCTCCAGTGTCCTGGATGTTGGAGATTGTTATACCGTGTGCAGCAGTAATCGTAACAGCTTCACTCTCAGGACTAGGAGCAGACTCTATGTTCCCATTCAGGAACGTGTAACACACACTGTACTCACCAGTGACAGGTACATTGTCAGGAAGCAAACCACCATCGGCTATAACCGGAGCAAGTCTAGGAGGGGCAAGAGTTCGATTGTCATATGGTATCCAGCAGTGAGGTGTACCAGTAGCATCCAGGTCAAGGTTATAGTCATGGTCTTCACCACGAGTAAGCATACCGTAGGGAGTGTTGTCCATGAAACCAAACTCTCTTACACCTATACCTAGAATCTGGATACAGTCCTTAGGAAGAGTAATATAGCGGTTTTTGATTGTGATTGTCAAGTTCGTCTGAGACGACAGGGCCACAAATCCAACAAGGTACACCTGGTTAGCAGTGACGTACTTACGGATGACGTACTCGCCGTCCTCTGCTGTGCTCCCAGATATCTGTAGAATCTGACCTTCCATCCATGNTTCGAAGACACCANGAATCACGTTTACAAAACCGGCACCAATATTAATCGAAGCAGTACTAGAGGTCACATCAGCATACACAGGTATCCTGGTCTCTCTTTGAGCGAACGAGTAAGGTGAGTTAGTGTACAGGTCGAATAGGATATCATTGACGACTCCGTGGAACTCAATGGCATATTCCATACGAGTTGGCTGAAAGTCAAGCATGTTGCCAGCAGAGTTAGTAATTTCTAAAAGGTTCATTTAGATTGCTCCTAAAAGAAGAGCCAGCGGCAGAGGCTAAACTGCCAGTGCCACCAGCTCAAATATCTTATTCTTAGTTGGGTGTAGCTAGGTCAACCCAGATTACATACCCGCATACACAAAAGGCATATGCGGGTATCAAAGCTCATAGTTTCTAAAGCTCCCCATTGATTACGATTCCCATGCTCGCAAGACGGCCAGTAGTAATCTGGGTCGCGACATAAAGCTGGGCTGCGCTCATCGAGTAACCGTCCACCTTACCGAAATCACTCAGGGAGAACTTGCCATCCTGGAGGAAGTAAGTCTTGAGGTCGTCGGTATTGAGGAAGTACGCAGAGATGACACCAGCAGGCATACGAGCAGTCGAATAAACGGGCACGCCGTTATACATCAGAGCAGCCTTACCAGCATCAAGAGGGTCCTTCACAGAGAAGCGAACAAGGTCAGTCAGGTTGCTTCGGTACGCAGTGTGGAACTTAGGCGAGCAGATGATGACATCAACCTGACCGGAACCAGCGTAGAGGTTGCAAGACTGAGAGAGTTCGTCGAGGTGCTCAAGAGAGAGCGCGCTAGCCGCATCTACAATCTGATTCTGCCAGTTAGCAGTCGCGTATGTGGCCTTGCTGAGGCCACCGACCGTGTTGGTCTGTGTACCAAAAGCATTCTCTTCAAACCAACCAGTACCAACCACACCCTCGAAGGTGTTAAGCTCAGTAAGGACAGTAGACGAGCCAGCAAGAACCTGAAGTTCGTACTCTCGCTCAAGCATACCGAACACAGACTGAACACGAGCGTCAAGAATCTTGACCTTGGCTTTGTCACCACGGTTCTCAAGTTCGTCTTTCTTCGTAAGACCGATAGGAGCAGTGAAATGGCACCAGTTGTAAGTAGCCGAGCGCATGTTGTCCGAGAGGGACATGCTAACAGGCTCGTAACCTGTGGAGTGCTGAGTGATTGCACTGTGAGCAAAGAGACCAATAGGCACCTGGATGTAGGCACCGCCCTCTTCCGTCATCTCTCCACCTGCCTCTTTGATGGCGTTGAGTAGAGCAACACGGTTATAAAGGTTATCAGTATACTTGCCTACGAGAATAGGTAGGGTAGTAGCAAGAACGTCCTGGGAAGCTGTCATTTGATTATATCCTTTAGAAGGTTAGGGGTATTGAATACCCAATTCAATTTATGTATCGAACACTAGGATGCTCGCCTTCTAAGGAGAGTCCAATCGCATGCAGAGCTTGTCGTGTCTACTGGTAGGTGACCTGCCTCTATCTACTATAAGCTCCGCGCGCCTATCCCTTGTTCGATTTCACCCATTCAAGTATCGCTACCGGGCCTTGTCTGACAACTTCGGGAGGACACTTGTTAGAGCTTGTACCCCGGCTACCACCCCCTATCTTAAGTCCAGCATCTTTAGCTGCCTTTTTATGTAGGTCGAGTTCTGACCGTGTGGATTCATATTCAGATTCAAGCTTGTCGGCTCGTACTAACTTGTAAGCATCTTGCAGGGAAAGAGCAGGGTTTTCCCCTAACCGTTTTGCAATATCTACCTTAAGCTCATTGAAGTCACTGTGACTGCTGATAAACTCTTGGACCTTAGCCTTACGCAGTTGTTCTTGAGCTTCCTGTCTCATGGGAGCCAGCATCTTCTCAAGGGATGCAGCAGCTTTCTGTTCAGCTAGACGCTCGATAGATTCTGGAGAGAACTCATCAATCTCTACCTTTGTCTCTGCGGTCTTACGGAGTTCGTCCGCTGTCTTCTGATTCAAAAGAGCATCGACCTGGGACTGAAGTTCTTGCAGTCTCTTACGGTCAGCAGCATGAGCTTGGGTCTTTTGGGTATAGTCCTTACGGAGGTTGCCAAGCAATTTCTTTGCATCATCCGGTAGAGCATTTACAGCTCGTTCCCAACTAACTCCGGTGTGCCTGCTTTCGGGGTTGAGGTTCTTGTCATCTGTGTCTAGCTCAGCAAGTGCGTCGATAGTAAGTTCTTTTTCCTTCCTACCAGCTATTGCAGCCTTCGCTTCTCTTATAACTTTGGCTAGCTCATCATGANGGTCAACTGCTTCGGTGTCGTCGGTGTGTCCAGAGTCNGAATCGGTTTTCTGGGTATCGGTCATAGANATGTTCCTTTCGTTTGGTTTGCANGGGTGTACAGAAGACTTCCCCAAGAGAAGTCTTCTACTCGTATGCCTTACCCTGATTCGAGTCAGCATACTCGCTACACTCTGTTAGGTGGGTTAGGGCTACACCCTACTCAAAATTAGCTCGTCGATGCCGACGGGAGTCTGTTCGGATTCAACAGCAACAGCAGATTCCCCAGCTTCGACTTCAGGTTTAGGCTCGGCAAGGAACTTCTTAAACATCTTATCCTTAGCCAGCTGGCTGAACACGCCGCTCAGCATATCTAATCCAGTATCATCGACAACTGTAGACAGGTCAAAGGCATCAGCTTCCATACCGTACTCTGTAGCTGCGTCAACAATCATCTTGATATTCTTCACAAGTTCGGCAGGCAGAACATCGTCCTGTATCTCTGTAGCTGGTAGGGAGATAGGAGGGGCATCAAAGAGAACATTCACCTTGCTGAGAGAGTCAATGAGAGTCTTCATGCTTCGCTTGCTGTAAGTACCAGGAGGCATTATCTGTCCGTACATCTCGTCAGTCTGCTCATCAATGGCAGTAGCCTTGTCTAGGACAGCAGCCTTCATTTCATCAACAGATTCAGTCACATTCATTTCAGGGTCCATTTCCGTTATTCCTTTAGTTCAAGTAAGGGTTAGAGGCATCGGCCTCTGGTGAGGTGAGAGCTATGTCCATAGCAGTCATCTTGTCCAGTCCAGTCTTTTGCAAGTCCTTGGCATGGTCGCTGACCTTATCTTGCCAGCGGCTAATGGTTGCTTCTTTGTCCATCATGTCGTCTACTAGGTGAGAGTCATAGTCATCAAGGATAGCTAGGTTTCGTTCCTTCACAATCTGGTCTAGATGCTTAGAGTCTTTAATCTCCATACCAAGTTGATGTGAATACCAAGACCGGGAAGTACCCCATAAATAAGGTGTGTCAGCTGGTAAGGACATAATTTTAGGGGCGCGGCCCTTACAAAACTCACACTCTATCTCTCCCGGTTCGGTGTCCAGCTTAAATATCTCCTCGACAACTAAGCCACAGGACTGGCACTTGTACTCTCGGATGGGCATGTTACATAGCTCCTAGTATAGCTTCAACCCCGGCTGCACTCGGCTGTTGGATGACTTCCTCTTTACTCCTCATCTCGTCAACCNCTTGCCCTCTTTCTATCGGCAGCTTCCCGGATTGCTCTGCCCCTATGAACGATTCAGGCAGGTCGAGTCTACGAACCAACTCCTTCAGAATCAGATTGTTCGGAACACCCAGAGTCTGTAGGTTGCCGATATTGGAAATGAACTCCTGTTTGGCAACCAGCTCGCTGATAGGCGTCGAGCTAGAGTCACTTGCATAGATGAGGAAGTCACCGAGTAAGTCTTCTGCTTTGACTATCTCAAGCTTGCCGTCAATCACTACACGCTCTGTCTTAGAGCCTGCAATAAAGGTGCTCAGCATGCACAGGTATGTCCNGGCTAGGTTCTCNATGGCAGCATCACGCTCTCTAGCTAANCGACCNACCTCAGAGGATGTGTACGCAGCAAGAGCAGCAATCTCTGTAGCAGTAGCCTTGGTAGACTCGCCACGAGTGAATGGAGCCATGACCGCACCCTTGTCCTTATCACTGGTAACCTCAAGGTAGTACCTGCTGAGTTCAGGAGGGACAGGAGAGTTAGGCACAGGGAGGATAACTCGTTCAAGGTCTTCAGCTTCTACTTCGATGAATAGACCGTCAATGCCAGATGTAATCTTATTCATATCCTCTTCATCGAACGTGCCCTTCTTCACTAGCCACTGTCTTGCAGCTTTACGAACCGCATTAGCCTGGAAGGACCTGATGACATTCTGTTCATATAACTGGTCATAGATTCTACGCATAGCAGAGTAGCCATCCAGAGGTCTGTCTGGTATACAGTTATAGTAAAGAGGTATGATTGGGATTACTGGATTTCCTTGTGGTGAAATGAAGGGAATTATCTCGGCCGAGTCTAACAACTTCTCGCCACCCAACCAGTCAGGACTCCACCAGGTCATCTTGTTATTAACCAGGTCGTACATCTCTACGACCTTTATGAACCGCATCTCTTCCGGGACATCCTCTTCAGAGGCCGACATGTAGTCTTCTTTGTTCTGAGGTGTAAACTTCTTATTACCGAACTTGGTCTTGGCTTCGTGAAGAGGCATGAAGTATATATGGCCGACGTACCTCTGAAGCTCCCAACGAGGCGCATCCCTATCCAGGATAATCTCCCATGGAGGTATCGGTACAGGTATGATTCTATCATACACATCTACTGAATCGGTAGGTACAAGCTTGATAAAGGACATAGGATAAATGAGGGCCAACCTCGACCAATTTTCTACTTCTTTGCGAGCCCTGTTAACAAGCCAGTTGTTAGCCAAGCCCTGAGCCTTCTCGGGATTACCAGAACCACGAGCGCCATATTTGACTACGACGTTTGGGTTCTTAGAGAACAGTGATGCCTGGAATGACTCTATGTAACCATAAGCCTCAGGAGTCTGTATCTGAATCTGACCACCAGCGTCATCGGTCTCATAGTTACTCTGCTGCCAGAACTTCATTTCATAGCATGCCTTGTATCGCCGAAGTTCGCTCTGCTGCTTCAGGTAGAAGCTTTGGTGCTCCGCAAGCAGGTTCTTTATAAGTGCAACTTCCATGTTAGATTACTCCGGTTACGGTTGTCGGTGCTCTGAAGGCAGAGCACCTCCCCTGCTTCGCAGGAGAGATTCTATAGGTGGTAAGCAGGGTTACACACCTCCTGTAGTCCTACTATAAGCTCCCGAACCAGGCAGAGATAGCTAGGTTCTGAGCCAAGGCAAGGTCTTCTTTGCTCTCTTTGCCCGACACTTTGCTACATGCTTACGGAAGCACTCTGGCAGTTCACCCTCTAGGTGCTCGAACACGGCAGGTTCATCCCTCGCAGCGATGTAAGCCAGACCCATAGAGACTACAAGGTCGTCGTGTCCACCAGCAGGATGGTCCGGTCTGTTCTTAGTCCAGAGCAGGGCACTGAGTTCATCATGGACATCGGTATCTAGTAGGGAGAACATTCCTCCTTCTACCAGCTCCTTGACCGTATCAAAAATAAGTGTGCGGCTTGATTGAGAAGTCTTCCAGAATTTGTCTGAAGGGTCGCGCCATAATTTGCCCCCATAACCTAACTGCCCAAGTCTATAAAGAACAGTCTCCCCAGACTTATCAGATTCAATAAGACACTTAGCCTGGTTATACCTAAC